GCGATGGTGCGGCGCATGGCGTGGACGTCGGCGCCGGTCAGGTCGTCGAGGTCGACGAACTCGATGGTCCCGCCTGAGGGCAGGGTGAGGGGCGGTATCTGGCTGGTGTCCATGTTTCTTCTCCCAACGGTTGATTGAGCGGTCAGTAAGTAGCGGCGGCGGTCGCGTTGAGGACGGTCACCTTGATCGGTGACAGGCAACCGGACGCGCCGGCGTTCGTCGAGTTCATGACCGCCTTGAACGTGGCGTCGTAGCCGACAGCCTCAGCACCACGGTTGATCTTCGTGGTCTCGTACGCCGCGAGCTGGCAGTCGACGGTCAGGTTCCGGTTGTTGATGACCGTCAGCCCGTTGTCCGTCGCCAGCTGCAGCTGCGGCTGGGTGTTGTTGAGCAGATACGTCATCGAGGTCGACTCGTCCGCTGGCACGGAGAAGCCGAGCTTGCCCTCGACGTCGAGGGCGCCGCGGAAGATGACGTACGGGGTCTGCACACCCTGGATCGTGAACTCGGCCTTCAGCGCCCGCTTGATCGTGATCTCCCACTCGCGGACCGTGGACACCAACGTGCCGCCCGACGCCGGCCCGGCGAGACCGAGCTTGGTCCGCCAACCCGCCTGCGGGGGTTCCGCCGAGGTTGCCGCGGTCGGCGCGGCGGAGGCGACCGATGACGGCCAGGCGAGGCCCTTCGCCGACCACATCACCAGGCTCGATTCGGCGTTGCCCTTCAACGTCAGCTCCGACACGCACGCGCCCGGGTAGACGCGGGCGAAGAACGACGCCGACGGCGGACCCTGCCAGTCGACAAGGGTCAGCGACCCGGGCTGGCCGGTGCCGGAGTTCAGCAGCGACATGGCGTGCGAGAACGGGGTCGCGCCAGTGTCGGTGATGTCGCCCAGGATGTTGTTCAGGAAGTACGGCAGGGTGTCGAAGAACGCCGGCCCCTCCAGGGACCACTCGACGATCTTCACGCCCTGGATGACGCCGGCCAGGTTCGCCATCGACCCGCGGAAGCTGGTGTCCTCCAACTGGGTGGGCTTGTCCTCCGGTTCGAACTTGTCGACCGGGATCGTCGCCGTGATCGGCGTGACCGCGGTGCCCTGGGTGACTTCCTTCGCGAGGCCGATGAACTGCTTCGCGGAGGGGTAGACGACGGGGGTTGGCATTACTCACCCTCTCCAGCATCAGCCTCGGGCTCGGGGGTCTCGGCGGGTTTGCTGTCGACCTGGTCGGGTTGAGTGGCGTGGTCGGCCGGCGGCCGGTAGCCCTCCACCGCCCGGGCATAGTTCGTGGCCTCCTGCGGCGACAACGCATCGCCCTCGTCGGCCGCGAGGAATTCGGGTTCTGGCATGGTGCTGCTCCTCTTATGCGACGTCGTAGGCGTGGGCCTCGAACGCGATCAGCAGATAGGCCTTGGTGCCTTCGTCGGTGGTGGCGCCCTGCTCCCGGTGGGTCAGGATCTCCCCGCCGCCGTCCTCGGACCCTTCGCCGACCTGGAAGTTGCCGGTCTCGATCCCGCCGGTCCCGAGCGTCGGATCGGTGCGGATCTTCGCGACGATCGCGTCGGACAGGGTGTAGACGAAGTCCTGGGTGTCCTCCGCGTACGGGGCCTTCGACCACACGAAGCAGTGCGCCTCGACCGCATAGTGCACCTTGCGACGGCCCTGGATCGCCGGCAGGGCGACACGGTGGTCGCGGGTGTCTGCGATCTGGACCACCATCTGGCAGCCCGTCATGGTCCCCTGTGGCTGGCCGGCGAAGTAGTCGGCGAAGTCGTCGCGTTTCGCCCACGCCCGCCGGACCACGGACAGGCCGGTGACGGTCGGGGTCCGGTAGGTGCGGGTGGTGGCGTCGTAGGGGCCGCCGAAGAACTGGCAGACCTGGTCGATGACAGTCGCCGCGGTCACCGGACGTCCCGGTAGGTCTGCAGGAGCCGGATGGCTTTCGCCTCCCACGGCGACGTTGCCGTCATCGGCTTCCCGGTCGCGGACTTCACCTTCGCCCCCGGCCAGTTCGACGACGCGGTCCCCCACCGCTGCAGGCCATCGACCGCGAAGTAGATCGTCGCCAGGTGCAGGTCCGCTCCGAAGCCGGTTATGCCGGCACCGTTCGTGTGCGCGTTCGTCAGGCCCGACACGAGCGGGATCGCCGCCGTCGTGAACGGGCTGGTGTTCTGGCCCGCCCACGACGAGGCGACGACCACAGACTCTTCCTTGCCGGGCTCCCAGATCCGCAGGGTGTCTCCGGCGAAAATCCCGGTCGGGTTCGACACCGTGATCGTTGTCGCGCCCGCGACTGGCGCGCCGACGATGGTCGCGTTCGCCCACCCGGCGACATACGTCGACTGGGTGTACAGCTCCTGCGAGGCCGCCGGGGCGCCGAACTGCAGACTGCCGGTCCACGACCCGACCGCGCCCGCGATCTCGACGATGACCTGCCGGCCGTCCTCGATCTGGCACAGCGGCGCCGTGACCGTGGTGAAGCTCCCCAACGTCGCCGCATACGCGTACGACAGAAGCGCCCGGACCGGCGAGTGGTCGGGGTACAGGTACAGACGGCCGCGGCGGTCGGGCCACAGCCGTTTGTAGTCGGTCTGGATGTGGGCGCCGATCGGCTTGTTGCAGAAGTTCTCGACCATCTCGCTGGCCATCAGCAGGATGTTGAACAGCTCGGCGTCCTGGTCGACGAGCAGCGAGTCCCCGGAGCGGAGGTTGCCGAGGTCGAGGAACGTGGGGTGAGCTTTGAACGCGGCCGTGGTGACGAACGGGATGACGGGGATCTCATCCTGGGGCGCTGCTGTCACCACCGCTCAGCCCTACTTGTCCGCGGCCTTGGCGGCCTTCGTCGCCGCGGCCTTCTGCGCTGGAGTCAACTCCTCCGACACGGCCTCGGCGGCCGGTGGGGCGGTCTTCGCGGCGAGGAGGTCCCGGAGCGTTCCCTCGTCCAGCGAGTTCAGGATCGCGGCCCGGAGTTCGTCCTCCGTCGCCGACGCCTCCGGTGTGCTGGCCGGGTCGAACAGCCACACGCCGTGCTCGCACCCGTAGGATGTCGTGGTCGGTTCCAGCGGCGCGGCCGGGCAGTCCGGGCACACCCCGACCGTGGTTGCCGGCGCCGGGCCGGTCTTGGCCTTTGCGGTCATGTCAGCTCTCCTGTCCACACGATCCGCAGATGCGGAAGTAGTTGCGGCGCCCGCACGGGCAGATATAGCCGCCGGGGATTGAGGCGGTCGGGCCGGCGACTCCGGCCGGGACGGCGAGGCCTTCGCGGCGCAACGCGCGGGCATCCCTATCTGGGACGTGAATCGAGCCGTCGCGGCGCTTGTTGTAGGTCCGGGTGCCGTGCTGGCCCTCGACCTGCACCGAGTAGGCGCCGTCGAGCGGTGTCATCCGCATGATTCAAACCTTTCTGGGTGCGGCCAAAAACAGGGCTTCGGCGTCGAGGAGTTTCCGCAGCCCGGCCGACAACTCGGGGCTATCACCCAGCACATTGACCATGTCGATCGCCAGGTTCCGGCAGGCCCGCGCGACTGGGATCTTCTCCGCGTCGACGTCGCCGTAGGTGAACCGGCCGAGCAGCCGCACCGTCTCGTTATCCCGCGTCATCTGCCCTCCCCGAGGGGGGTAGGCCGCAGGCCGCGCCCGGTGGGAACGCGGCCCGCGGTGAACAGGGTCAGGAGTTCTGGATGCCGACGACAGAACCGATCCACGCCGGCGCGTAGCAGACCATGGACCCGAACCAGTAGCTGGACGCCTCGTAGGCGAACTGGTTGACAGGCCAGTCGACGCCCATCATGTCCTGCACGTTGAACACCCGGAACACGCTGGGCACGTTCGAGTCGGGGATCGGCAGCGTGTCCGACATGATCACGCTGTTTCCCTGTGGTAGCCACGGGTGGACCATCAGATCGACGGACTTGCCGATCGACTCATTCACGATCGCGGTCGCGATCGTGCCGAGGGTGTAGCCGGACACGTCGTCCTGCTGCAGCTTGATCTGGTAGTTCGAGTTCGCCGAGCCCTTGATCGCGTCGGAGAGTTGGACGCGGTCCTGTGCGGCCATGAGGATCCGGTCGGGTTCGGCCTTCACCGCCAGGTACAGGGCCGCGAACGCCGCCTGATATTCGGTGCCCGGGTTGGAGGTGGAGAACTTACCGTTCAGCTTCGTCGTGTAGCCCGCGTTCGCGCCGGTCGCGTACGCCAGGATGCCGTCGTACTCCGTCGCGACCGCCGAGCCGCCATCAGCGGCCGTCAAGTTCGCGGTCCCGCCCGCGGTGAGCGGGTAAGCGGTGGGCACGATGCCGGACGTGTTGAACGTGCCCTGAATGGTGAGCTTGTTGAACCCGGACCGTCCGTTGTAGATCGTGCCGGCGGTCGTGGTGTACAGGAACCGGGCCGCGTCGCCCGGGTCCGCGCCAGCGGCCTGGGAGATGAACACCCGGGCGCCGGTCGCACCAGCGGGCAGCGTGTAGGAGATGTCGATGACCTGGCCGGTCGTGAATGCGATCGCCGTGGTCACGGCGGTGGCCTGGGACACGCCCAGGTCGCCCATCTCGGCGACAACCCGCACGTAGGCGTTCGCCGACGCGTTGGTGATACCGATCTCGGATCCGGCCAGCGCCCGGGCCGCGAACGTGACACCAGTGGGTGCGGCAAGGATGCCAGAGTAGCCCGACGCGGTGCCGCGGCCGTACAGCAGGATCCGCTCTTCGACCAGCATGGACGCCCACAGGAGGGCGTTGCGGGACAGGGCCCGCACGTCCTGGTAGCCCTGGCCGGCGAACTGGGCGGACCAGTTCACTTCGTCGGAGAGGGAGAACTGGATGTAGGGGATGGTCTGGGTGTCACCAGCGTAGGTGATCTTCGGGCCACGTCCCCAGAACTGGGAGTTCGTGGAGCCGGCCATCTTGAAGTCGGTCTGTGTTGAGTCGAGGATTCCGGGCCGGATGATGCCGACACCACCGGTGCCGGTACCGGTGAAACCGGTGATCCGCTTGTACAGGTGCGCGAGGCCGATACCGCGGTCGCGGGGGATCATGTTCCGCAGCGGGGTCGGGCGGGGGGTGAGCATCTTTGCCGGGCCCTCGAGGTCGAACGCGACCAGGCCGGCGGCGACCGGGGATGTGGTGGTGATGTCCTTCGTGAGGTCCGGGATCTGGGCCTTCATCCCGTCCAGTGCCGACACGAGCGATGCCAGCGAGTCCGCCGACATCGACTTCGTCAGTTCGGGGGATGCGATGGACGCCTGGAGGATGGACAGCGGCGACCTAGATCCGGCCAGCGCTGAGGCCTGCGAGAAGTCGAGGCCGCGGGCGGCATCGCCCTGCTGGTGCGGGAATCCGTGGTCCAGCTTCGCTACCAGCGGGTTGGCGAGCTTGTCCATGTAGGAGTCGTACTGGGTGGCTCGCTGTGCGGGGGTGAGGTCCTGGCCGGCGAAGAGCTGGTCGGCCTTGGGTGCGGCAAGAGGCATGGCGGGTCCTTTTGAGGGGGGGTTGGCGCGCCTCAGGCGTCGGCCTTGGTCCGCAGGTCGGCGGCCTTCTCCCGGTAGCCGGCTGCGAGCAGCGGGTCCTCGCGGGAAACGGTGTCGGCCTTGGCCAGGTACTGGTCGGCCTGGGCGTGCAGGGTTAGGCGGTCGGCTCCCCGGGCCGCCGCGGCTTGCGATGCGGTACGCATCCCAACCGGGCCTCCAGGCTCGGGCATGGCCAGCGCCTTCACCACGTCCGCTTTCACGAGCGCTAGCTCGTCTCTCAGCGGTGCCGTGGCCTCTGCAACAGCCGCCTTCACGATAGCAGCCATCCCGGCGTTGTCGACCTTGGTGAGGTCCGGTGTCGTCGTCGCGGGCGCGGCCGGCGGGGCGGTGGCCGGGGCCGCCGGCGGGGTTTCGGTCTTGACGGCGTCAGCCATGTACGTGTCTCCAGTCACGCTCATCGAGTCCGCCACTTCACCGGCGTCACCCGTCGTTGATGGTTCCGCGCTCTCACACGCGATGAAATATTTCATGGCCGCGACGGCCTGCAGCAGGGTCGAGATGTCGCAGTCCTCATCCAGGTTCCCGGCGGCGAGCGATGCGGCCTCCGACTGGATCAGCCGGGCAATGCAGGCGATCGCCGTCAACGCATCGGCGACGTCGCCGGCGGCGCCATCGGCCTTCGACAGGTCTGGGACCAGGACGGTGACCTCGGCCGCCACGGCGCGGGCCTGGACGGCGCGCGGGTCGTCGGCCTTCTCCACCACAGCAGCACCATCAACGCCGCCGAGGTCCCCGGCGGCGTCGGCCTTCACCATCGTGAACAGCGTCCGCGGATTGCTGGGCCGGTCAACGAGGGACACCTCGATGATGGAGCCGCCGATGATTTCGCCGTTGGGGGCGTCGGCCTTCCCGAACGCCAGCTGCGGGTCCTTGATGCCGACGGAGAAGCCTTTCAGTACCGGCGGCCGGCCGTTCGGTCCGGGCCGCACCTTCATGATCGCAACCGGGTCAACGACCGCAGCCGCGAGCATGTGTGAGCCGTCCTCGGCCCGGCTCAGGCCGACCCCGACGCCGACGGCCCGCTTCGCATCGTGCTGCTCCCGGACGTTGCCGCCCTCGGCCATCCACGCCGGCATGGCCGCGTCGAGCCAGTCCTGGTTCATTCGCTGCTTGTCCCGGTCGAGGCCGGCGTCGGTGGCGGGCCCGTAGACGACCACGGTGCCGTCGTCCTGGTCCTCGACCTTGGTGATCGGCGCCCACGCGTAGGCAGTGGTCATCTGTCGGCCTCTCGTGGCTCGTCATCAGGGTCGGGTTCGGGGATCGGGCCGCCGACAGGTTCGGCCAGGACAGGGACCTCGTAGTCGCCGTTCTGGCGCGCCCGCACCGCCTCCGCGTCCGATGTCGTCACGGGACCACCTCCACATCCAGAAGCCGATACTCGCTGCCCACATCGGACCGTTTGATGCCGTGGTCGGCGACGACCCGCAGCCGGAGGTTCCGCTCGAGTAGAACCTCGGACTCGCCAGTCTTCCCGCTCATCCGGATCGCCCCAGTCCTCGGCGGTGCGATGATCCGCATCAGGACACCTGGGTCGCCGTCGTTGTAGTCGGTCGCGAAGCTCTGCGAGGTGCGCTCGCTCGCCGACGTCGACATGTACGCCTCTTCGCGCCACTCGAAGCCAACCAGGTCTTCCCCCACCCGGTCGCCGAAAACAACCCGGCCGGAGTCCATGCCCCGCCACAGCTGCACATCCGACGGGAGCGGGGCGGCGGCGAAGACGCTGTCGATCCGGGCGATCCGGGCCTCCGCGTCGGGCCGGGCGGCCTCAATGAACTTCGGCGGATACCTCTCCGCCAGCGTCCCACGCAGCCAGCCATTGATCGACTCATAGGTGGCGCCCCGATAGTCGGAGAGGTCCCTGAACCTTTCGGCGGCCTGCTTCTTCGTCCAGCCCGCCGACGCGTCGAGGTCGATGCTGTCCTTGGCCAGCCGCGCCGACGGGGCAGACAGGGCCTCGTCGCCCTTCAACGCCACCTGGATCCGGTCGTCGAAGGTGGGGGCAGAGATGATGGTCTGAGCCCGGGTCAGCGGGATGACCTCACCGTCGAGGTTCAACACCATGCCGGGCCGTAGGACCTGCACGCTGGCGCCAGCATCTGGGACGGGGCCGACCGCCTCGTGGAGGGTCTCGTCGAACCGCTCTGTCGTACCGGCGCGACCAATCGGGGTGAGGCCCTTATCGGCGGCGATCCGGTCCAGTTCGGTGCGCAGCCCGGCCGGGTCGGTGAGGGTGCCGCGTAGCGCGTTGAGGGTGTCGACATCGACGGTCTCGGTGACGGCGGCCAGGTTCAGGCGCTGCACCAGGACGGCCTCGTCGGCGCCCTTCGCGAGTAGCTCGTCGAACTCGGCAAGGAGGTCCCCGACTGCTTGCCTGCCTGCGATCGTGGCCTGCCGGACACGGGCCGCCGCGCGACGTTCGGCGTTCGTCAGCTCCGGCGCCTTCGGCGACACCGTCACGTCAAGAAGCCGGGCCCCATCAACGACACCATGGTCGGCGACGATCTCGAACCGCAGGCCGCGTTCGAGGAGCAACTCGGCTTCCTTGCTGCCATACGACGACAGCTGGATGCCGCCCGTGCCCTTCGGGGCGACGATCCGCAGCAGCGGACCCGGTTTCGTCGGGTGGTTCGTCGCGAAGTCGAGGCCGACCTTCCGTTTCGCCGACGTGGACACGTAGGCGTCCTCGCGCCACGCGAACCCCGTGAGGTCGCCGCCGAGGCGGTCGCCGAACAGCCCACCATTGAACATGCCGCGGTAGACAACGACATCACGGTCCAGGGCCGAGACCGTCATGGCCCGGTCGATGGCCTCGACCTGCCTGGCCCACATTGCCTGCTCAACTTCGAGGATCTGCCCGGTGCGCAACACGCCGTTGATGGCCACATATGAGGCGCCCTTGTAGCGCAGTAGCGCCTCATACGAGGCCCGCTGCTGCGCATCCGTGAGACCAGCCGTGCCGGGCACCGGGGTTTTCGCGGTGCCGATCCGGACCGGTGCCGCAGACAGGGCGTCGGCATTCTCCGCCGCCGGCAACTCGGCAACGAGACGCTCTGCTGTGGCCTCGACGACCTCAGCCACGGCCTCCGCAGGTAGAGCCTCCACGTCCAGGACGCGGACACCATTGATGACGCCCCGGTCGGCGATCACGCGCATGGCAATGTTCCGGTCGAGGATCATCTCCGACTCCGCCAGCGGCCCAGTGAAGTCGATCGCACCCATACCCGCTGGCGTCTTGATGCGGAGAAGAACGCCATCCTGGCGGGACCGGGCAAAGCCCCGTGCCACCCCTTCCTCGGTCGACGTCGACGAGTAGGCGTCCTCACGCCAGGTGAAGCCGGTCAGGTTCCCCTCGAGGCGGTCGCCGAATATGCCGCGACTGGTTCGCAGACCGCGGTATACCTCGGTGTCGTCGGCGAGGAGGGACCGGGCCATGAGGCGGTCCATCTGGGTGATGACGGCGTGGGCGTCGGCGGCGCTGTCGGTGTCGCGGGCCATGCCGCGAAGCAGTCGGTTGACGGGGCCGGAGCCGCCGCCGCCGTAGTCGCGGGCGGCAGCCAACTCGTCCGCCGACACACCTGGGTTCTCGGCGGCCCACGTGTTGACCCCGATCGGGCCCGCCGCCTCGGAGGTCGCCGCTTCCTCGGCGGCGGCGGCTTCCTCGGCGAGGATGTCTTCGTCGAAGAGTGTCTCGGCGGCCAGGTCCTCGGCGCTGAACTCCGGCACGCCGCCAAGGAGGTCCAGCACGCTAACCCCGGACGCGGCGGCCTCTTCGGCGGTCAGCCAGGCGGGGCCGATCGAGCAGCGGCACAGCGGATGCCCGGGCGGGGCGTCGTTCCCGTCGGGGAAGTTGTCCTGCAGCGGGATCGCGCCGCCGTCTTCGTTAACGTTGCAGGGCGAGCAGACGTGCTGGTCGCCGGCGGTCATCCAGTCCTTGGCGTCGACACCGTTGCGCCCATACCGGAGCAGCGTCGCGGCGGAGACGGCCCGGGTTGTTTCGGTCAGCGCGACCCCGTACGCCCACCGTTTGTCGTTGATGATCCCCCGGATCGCCATGCCGATCTTGTCGGGGGAGTCGCCCGCCTTCAACCCGGCGATCAGCGTCGAGGCGAGCCGGTCCAGACGCGTGACAGCGATCTTGTCGGCGATCACATCGCCGGTGTCGAGCATGTCCTGCAGGCCGTCGAGGAAACCCTCGCGTTCCAGGATCTGCCGGGCCGCGAGCTCGTCGCCGGGGACCCAGTGTTCCCAGTCGGCGGCCATCGTGATCTGCGCGTTGGCTTTCACGATGATGCCGTGGTGGGCGAGCATCACCCGGGATGAGATGGCCCCGACGAGGTATCCGTCGGTCCACAGGCCGCGTAGTGCCGGCCGGAACGCGTCGGCGTAGTCCAACCTGGACAGTCCGCGGGCGACCTCGGTCGCGCCGCCACGGTTGTAGGCCCGTCGGGCGTCAGCGACCAGGGTCCTGGCGGAGCGCAGCCCAGTCGAAGCCGACAGCAGGCGGGGGGCCCAGTGCTCCGCTACGGCCAGGTCCCGCTCCCAGCCCGGCCAGTGCCGCACTTTTGGGGCCGTGCCCGGGTCACCGCCGAACTCGGCCTTGTCGAGTTCCACGCCGGCCGCTGCCGCATCGGCCTTTGTGATCGTTTCGAAGCGGAACGGGCGCGACGTTTTGCCCTTCGCCAGCCAACGCCGATAGGCGACCAGTTCCGCCTTCACCGCATCCGGATTCGGGCCCGGCTTCGCCGCGGGCTTGGGTGCCCCGCCCGGGGGGGAAGGCTCCCCGGGCGGGGCCAGAGGCGTCCCGTCAGGCGCGGTCTCCCCGCCCGGAGGCGGCGCACCGATCGGGACGCCCGTCGCGGGAGACACCATCTGGCCGGGCTCCGCGAGTTCGGAGGCGCCTTCCATGAACACGATGCCGCGCTGTGTGATCAGCATCGGCATATCCGCCTCGGCGAACGAATACCTCGGCAGGCCGGTCCGGTCCCGGTCCTCGTTCAACGTCATCCGGGCCGAGCCGATCCGACGGTTCGCAACCTCGTCGGCGGCGTCCTCATCCTCGGCCTCCAAGCCGAGGATCCGGAACTCCAACTCAGGCGGGGCGTTGAGGTACGTCCGCATGATCTGGGTGCACAACGACTGCAGCCGGCGCAGGGTCGGCTGGGTGGCCTTGCGGTCCTGGACGTCGGCCTGGCCCTCGTGCCAGCCCGTGGAGCCGAGGCCACCGGTCTCGGTGAAACCAAGCTCAGCGATCGTGGTGTCGAAGTGGCTGGCGACCAGCTTGATCAGGTGGAGGTCGTAGTCCGGCCGGTACCGCTCCCCCAGATCGGTGCGGGAGTCGTCGGGTTTCATGCCGTACGGCAGGATCCGGAATCGCTGCCGGGCGATGGTGTTCCCGGCGAGGTAGTCGTTGAACTGCCGCTCATACTCGGCGAGCATCTGCGGCGACCATTCCGCCTGGCCCTCACCGGACAGCAGCCACCCGGCGGGCATGACACCGTCGGTGTATTCGGACTTCAGCCAGCCCATCCGGCGCAGGTACAACTCCCCGTCGTACAGGGCCTGCTCGACGGCGCCGTAGCCGTACGGGGTCCACGACCGTACATTGTGGACTTTGTAGACGAGTCGGTCCGACGGGTATGCGCCGGGCAGGACGCCGGTGTCGGGGTCGGGTTCGCCGTCGGCGGTGAACTCGCCGCGGGGAAAGCCGTAGACGATCTGCTGGTAGGCGGGCTGCGGGGTCAGTGGCCGGAACCCGTCCGCGTCCAGGAGCGGCTTGATGGTGGTGGCATCGAGGACCTCGAAGCCGAACA